CCACCAACACTCGCCGAGTTTGCCCTCAATGCCGAAACAAACGCCTTTGCTTGGGATGCGGAAACCGATGCGCCGATTGCGCCCAAGTAGTATAAATACATATCATATTTACATATCACATATATCGCATATTTTACATTTAATTAATTAAAACCAAGAGGGGGGTATTCCCTTTTATTACAAAAAACCAAAAAAAAAAGAGGGGGCAAAATGCCCCCAAAACCCCTTTTTTTTCGTTCTCAATTCTATTAGGCACATTACATTTAAGTCCTTTTATGAATGATGAATGAATGAAGGGTCATTTAAATTGACTAACGCGAATCCGTTTTTTTCGTTTTGAAAAAATATCATTTACACAAACGATATTTTTTGAATCATTCATCATTCATCATTCATCATTTATTTAACCACCAAAAAGGGTTTTTCTCAAAATATTCCTTTGAATATGCCTTCCCGCCTCTCAATTGTTTCTTACCATAGACACCCTTCTCTTTCAAAAATGCTCGGCGCTCCTTTTCCCTTTCTGCTTTTGTCGCTTTCACATCAGTAGTTTTAAAATACTCCTCATTCTTCGCAGTTGGTTTCAAACCATATTCCCGTCTATAAGTAGCAGAACACTTCGGTTGCGACAAAGCACACCCATAGGTAGTGTTATGTTCTTCCGCATATTTTTTTACCCAGTCAGTCCAACGAGACATATATACTACCATAGTATTATATTTCAGCAGACATCGCCTTACTTTGATGCGCTCTCATTTGGTCTTCAACATCATCTTCAATAACCTCCACACTTTTTCTCATAGCGGGGTCTTTGGATAGGAAGAAATGTTTCAACACATATTCATTCTTTTTAAAATCAACATTCTCATCCAAGTCATCAAACATATCAAGAAAGGTGTCGCTGTCCGTAATTAAGTGCTTTGATGCGTATGGAGAGGCATTTATAAAATGGAGATACGCTAAACAATAATATCCACACACCTCCGACATTAAAGACTGGATGTCTTTTTTGTTGTAGTGTATCCCACATCCAAAATCCCTTTCAATACTCTTACATACTATTTGCGGAGCGCCGACTCCATATGAGTCAAAATAAAAGCACTCGGCAACCCCGTTCGGGTATTTCGCCACCTGAAAGCAAGTCCAATGCGACCCCTTATTTAGCGTCCCATCCTTGCTTAAAGAATCTTCAAGATTCACAACATAGGATTTATTCGCCTCTATTTTGTGGGGCAAATTACTTTTGAATCCTATGAATGCGAGTGGTATATCCATTCGTTTCGCCAAGTCCGTTATTTGAATATCTGTAAGCATCTTATACATATTCAATATAAATTAATTTTGTCTAAACTTCGGCAGAATTAGGCGTATAGACCCTCGCCTCCCATTCCATAGCGTTTCAACTCGGCATACGACGGGGGCAACTGGGTAGAAAAATGGAAATTAGCACTATTGTTTTGCGATTGTAGGGCAGGGGGCAACATTCCACATCCCATCATAGCACCCCGACCCATAACACCCTGACCTCGCGCTGGAGCAGAAGCATAGAGTCCTTGTCCCGCAACACCCGACTTCGCAGCAGACCCAAGGGCATCGGCAACAACAGACGGAACACCCTTTTTCTTCGCCTCTTTCATCGCCATATCAATCGCCGTCTTTTGAAGAGATTTACCCACTTTTGATTTGCCGAGTTTCATAGCATCATCTAAAAATCCATAACCGTCAATCTGTCTCTTTGCTTCATTACCAAGTGCTCTGGCGACACTGGGAGGGAGAAACCTTCCAGCGCTTCCCACCGCCATATCAACTCCCGCTCTACCAATGTCCTTACCAACTTTGGATTTGGCGATTGAAGAAAAAGCGGAACCAACATCATCAAAAAATCCATAACCGTCAATCTGTCTCTTTGCTTCACTACCAAGTGCTCTAGCGACACTGGGAGGGAGAAACCTTCCAGCACTTCCCACCGCCATATCAACTCCCGCTTTACCAATGTCCTTACCAACTTTGGATTTGGCGATTGAAGAAAAAGCGGAACCAATATCATCAAAAATACCCCCGCCCTCTACACCGACCCTGTTTGCTTGGATTTCGCTGGGAGACAACTGAATCATAGTCCCTTTACCCATCCTAAAACACTTGCTTATCGGGTTGATTTTGTCGGGATGGATGATGAGATTCACTCCCTCTCCTTCAACGGGGGGACTCACTCTAACTCTATGCCCGTTTCTTAATCTTGCTCTCTGTTTCGCAGAGACTCCTATTCTAATAGGACTATACATCGGTAGGTTTTCCATTATAATAATTACAGAGATAATTATTATATCAAAGTGGTAATTTCTAAACAATCGCCTAAACTCTCGCGCCCGAAAGCACATCAATACTGACCTCCACACCGTATTCAATGAAGCAAAATAAATTGATAATCTTCGCACAACTGTTTTGACCGATGATTTGGACGGACTTGGGGACGGACTCCTCTACGGGCAACATTCGGGAGCAATTTACATAGTAATAACAGTATTTACTTTCAAACGAAGTCTTATCAATGAGGGATGAAGTAAGACCGTCAGTCAAGTCAGCGTTAATAGCATTACATCCCTGTAATTGATGTAAGAACTGCTCGTATGAATAGCGCTGGGTATTGTATATCATATTCTGACCCGCAACAACAACATTGAAATTGGTAAGCAAAGCTAAGGGGGAAGTCGTTCCACCACCAGCGCAATCAAAAGGCGACTGGAATGGGATAAGACCACCGTTGGCGGTTTGCGAATAAAAGGGCAATACCAAGACGGATTTGATGTTTGCTATGCCGTTGGTAATCAACTGATTCACCTGACCTGTGGTCGCAGCAATGTCTCCCGTTTGATACTGATAAATATCGGTATAGACAATCTTCTTAACAGGGGAGGACAAATAGGCGGTCTCATAAACGGGGTTAAATGTGTAGGCAGGGACATACAACTGAATTGATGAGGGGAAGTTGGTCTCATAGGTGCTTTGGGATGAAACAAGAGGTTTCTTTCCAACAGCAAGAGATACGGTCATCACCTTACCCGTTGTTCCTAAATTGAGAGCACCCGCACCACCCGAAGTTCCGTTTGCTCCGTTTGTTGCTATTGCCTGTGAAGCAATCATAATGGGGGACACACCACCAAGAGGAGATGATACGGAAACAGTAGCACTATTCCAACTATCAGTAGCAGTAGCATTGGTGGATACAGTCAGCGATGTTTGATTGAGATTGAGAGTCATCTTCATAAACACACCCTTCAATAGCGGCACATTCTGGAAAAAGGAGTGGATGTGTTTCAAATGGATAATCGCCATAATGGAGTATTGAATAAGACCAAGAGTAGCGATTGCCTGTTTTCTATTAATGTAAGACTTATATTGAGCGTCGGCAGCAGTGGAGGTGAAAATGGTTGAAAATAAATCCGTTGAAACACCAGCAGTTCCAGCAAGACCACCACCAGTAGTAGCATCGGGGTCATAAGCAATCATCTGCTGACGCTTCAACATACCAACATTACCAAACTGACCCGAATAGAACTGGGCATTCACAACGACAGGAGCAATATAATTAATGTTGTTGAATGTTCCAACACCCGACACATTTGCCCCCGTTGCGAGACCACTTGCGCCAGGACTGAAACCCCAAGAGAGAGCATCATCAGGATAAAATCCCATAGTAGCACCATTCGTAATAACATCCTGAAAAGACAAAGTCGTCATCAAACGGAATGTGTTAAACAGACCTACATAAGGAGTTTGCTGAATTATAGTAGTGCCGTTGTAGTCCAGTGTGAAGGAGTGGATGATAGACCCAAACCAATTTTTAAGACCAAACGCCATATCGGCAGAAGTAGCAGCGGTAATGGGGGCAACCAAAGGGACAGCATCGGCAGCAGCAGCGTTGGAGGCGGTCAAGACCATTGGGACTGCTAAATACGCCTCCCTGTAATTCATATACTTATTACTGTTCGCTAACTGGGAAGTATCAATAACGGACTGATTACCAGAATAACTTCCGTTTTGATTATCAAGGATGTTTAACCAATCCTTTTTGACGAAGATTTGAGGAGTTCCCTCGGTCATAGACGACATATCATAAACAAGAGTATCACCAGACATTTATAACATAGAGACATATAAAAAATCTCGGTGTTATATCACTTTTTTCGCCTAAATTGAGAAAGAAATATTT